ACTACCAGTAATGTAGTTGTAGCAGCAACTACCACATCAACATCAACTACCACAGGTGCATTGGTAGTAAGTGGTGGTGTGGGCATTGATGGAAATATTTTTGCTACTGGTAACGCAGTATTAGGTTCATCAACAACTAGTAATGTAGTCATAGCAGCAACTACCACATCAACATCAACTACCACAGGTGCATTGGTAGTAAGTGGTGGTGTGGGCATTGATGGCAACTTGAATTTATCAGCTGGATCTACAAGCATTATTCCAATTAGTTTTGGTGTTGGTGCTACCGGGGGCAATATTACCGGTGTACAACAAGGCGCGATAGAAGCCAATCTTGGCATAGGCGCTACCGGTACTGCATCTAATGTGTTGTACTTTGCGCCAACCAATATAAGTTCATCTGGCGAAGCACTGATACCTGCAACACATTTTTATGTGCTAGGAGGTAACATTGATTTATGGGGCAAAGCGCTCTTAAACAGAGTGAACACAATCACTGAAATACCTTTGTTTGGAAATCTAGCAGCAGGGTCTCCTGAATCAAATGCGGGATTATGGATTGGTAATGTTATGTTGGCAGCCGGTACCACATACGAACTAGATATGAAGGTACATTGTGAGGCCAACGCCGCTTTGACAAGTTCTAATATTGCATTGAAATTTCTAGGCAATGCCACAGTGAGTTATATACAATATGATACAGAGTTTGCACCAGCTCGTGGTACAGTGTCAACTGCGACTTCATTGACACATTTTTATAGCACAGGAATTCTGCAAGGTTATGGTGCAGCAGCACAAACAATTACAGCAGCACTCACTCCGAGTAATTTTATGATCAGAGCCAAAGGAATTGTTAGAATAGATGGCCAAGGAACTTTGTGTCCAACTATGAGCTTCGGCGTAGTTCAAAGTACACAAACGATTGCCACCTTGGCAGGCAGCTACATAAAATGGACTCCAGTGGGCACAGCAGCTAATATAGCAATTGGTACCACAATGGGTGCACCATGGGCAGGCGGTGTAGGATACTAATAATATAAAATTGACTCCTGGCTTTGCATAGTTTATAATTGTGCAAACTAGGAGTTTTTTTATGACCGTAGATTTGAACAGATACCAAGAGTTTGTTGAAGCAGTAACTAGCAAGCCTTCAAATGATTTAACCACTTTCATGAGCCGACTAGATGAACTAGACGGTAATTGGGACGATGGCACTCAACAGCATGGTCCAGACATTAACGTTCCTCTGCTACTCACAGCAGCACTAGGTCTAGCAGCCGAAACCGGCGAGTTTTGCGAAATCCCAAAAAAAATATACTTTCAAGGGAAGCCTCTAACCGAAGAAAACGTTTTTCATATGAAACGTGAGCTAGGAGATATCTTGTGGTATTGGATTAATGCTTGTAGAGCATTAAGATTAAATCCAAACGATGTCATTGAGGAAAATGTAAATAAACTTAAAGCTCGTTATCCCGGCGGCGAGTTTGACATACATTATTCAGAAAATAGGAGTAAAGGAGATATATAATGCACCCACTAGTACCAGATCTTTCAGGATTAAGTACTGAAGAACTACATAAAAAATATAATGAATTAGTTCAAAAATTAAATCAAGCCTATAAATTTGGACCAAGCGGTGCTATACCACAGATGCAAATGATTTTAGAAAATTATCGTTTCGAAATGGATGTACGTAATAGAAAAATAATGGAAGAAATGGAAGCTAAAAACGATAAGTTTAAAGGTATAATTGATATCAAATGAAGTACGATAACTTTGGTCAATGCTATTTTTCTAGCACAGAGTTGTGTGAATTGCTATATAAAAATCCAGATATTAACATAGGCCAATTTTGGGTAGATGATTATGATCAATATAATGCAGCAGTAAAGACGACTTTTTCTCATTTTCCGCAAGTTAAAGAATATCATCCATATCCGACAAATTATTCTGTAGATGTATTTCATCACACAAAACAAAGCTTGTGGAACATGCCTGTAGAATATTGTACTATGGATATAGCGCAATGGCTGTTAGATCAATGTAAAACTGAAGTCGAACTACAGAGAGTTGGCGAAGAACTTTTACTATATCAAGAACGAAACTTATTTCCATTATTAAAACAATTAAAATATATTATAGACACCTGGAGATCAAACAACATCATATGGGGTGTGGGTCGAGGATCTAGTGTCGCGAGTTATGTTTTATATCTAATTGGAGTTCATCGGATTAACAGCATATATTATGATTTAGATATACATGAATTCTTACGATAAATACCCGCACAAGGAGATTTAGATGACAAAAAGAGTTTACAGGACTGCCAATGGTAGAAATATTAACATAGATGCTATAATAGCTCAAAATGAAGATTCAATTGCCATCGGAAATATGAAAGTAAATGCAAGAGGTGACGAGCTAGGCCCTGGCGGTAAAATTGAGCGTTCGAAAGACAAAGTTATGGCGGACTACTACAAGTTAAACACTCCGGTTGCATCCGATCTGATTCCAACACCAAGAGAGGCTGCTAAAAAGGATCTAGTTGATGATTGGGTGGAACCTTTAATTACGGTATCTGAGCTAGCAGATGAAACATTAAACGAACTGGAAATTAAACCACCAAGAGGTAGTCTGGCTAGTTCAGTTTCAAAAACACCATTACCAAAAAGTTCAGATCCAAAAAAAACTGGTCCAACAAGAATTTAAGCGAGGAACACATGGCAGTCAAAAATCCGTTTGATCAAAAACGAGGATATCAAATTGGCGTAGAAGTAGATGGTGAAATACGTCCTTTAAAAAACAGCATAATTGTTACAGACATGAGTTTTGAAGTTAGACAATTAGCTAGCGGTATAGTATTACTAGGCGATGATGGTAAAACAGACGGCATTCGTCCTCGATGGGCAAAGGTATATGCTATTGGACCAGAACAACAAGATGTTTGTGTCGGCCAATGGGTATTAGTTGAACACGGAAGATGGAGTCGTGGTCTCAAGATCTTGAAAGATGGTCAGGAAACAATTATACGTCGAGTAGATCCTGAAGCAATTATTTTTGTATCAGATACAGAACCAGACGGCATAGATACTATTTCTACAGCATTGCACACAGAACAAAAAGCAAGAGAAGTATACGAATGATTTTAACATTACCTTTACGTAAAGCTTATAGACTTGATCTGAATAGTTACGGCTTTGCCAATGAACATTGCTACTGGCTAGAAATGGATCACCAATTTGAACGTGTTCCTAGTTTTAAAGAAATTTTTGATTATTATGTAGATAAAAATCACTGGGATAAATGGATAACTCCAGGAATGACCTGTATTGATATTGGTGGGCATTCAGGAGATACTGCTATTCCAATGATGGTTTATAGTCGGGGAACAGTATTATCAGTTGAGCCAAATCCAACTATTAGACCATACCTAGAACTTAATTGTTATCTAAATAGACACTTAGGTGGTACTTTTGTATTAGCCACAGAGGCAGTAACTGATAAGAACGCAGACAACTTGACGTTCAAGGACCATCATAACGCAATGTGTAACGGAGGGCTAGTTGGAGAAAATTGGGATGCAGAGACCCAGGCTAAGATGGCAGGTATGAGTGGAGATAGTATTCAGGTTAAGGGTTTAACTTTAGAATCAATGTTGGAAAAATATCTAACCAGCGAAGAAATTAGCAACATTGGTTTTATAAAAACAGATACTGAAGGACATGACATAGAAATTATTCGCAATATACGTGATATTCTTGTACAATATAAACCTGTGCTGTTTACTGAATGGTTCGCTCAGTATAGCCAAGCAGATTCTAGAGAGCTTTTTAAAGTGATTTACGATGCAGGCTATGTTGCACTAGACCCTTATACAATGGAAGAAGCAAACGTAGAAATTCGCAGTGAAGATTTAGTATGTTTACATAAAGATAATCTATGAAAGAACTTTGGACTGAAAAGTATCGACCACAAACTCTTGATGGATATGTGTTCACCGATCCAATACAACGTGAACAAATAGAATACTTTGTTAATGAAAAAAGTATTCCTCATTTGCTGTTTATTGGTCCGGCTGGTACTGGTAAAACTACTTTGGCAAAAATTTTAGTCAATAGTTTAAATATTGATCCATATGACTTTTTACAGGTAAATGCCAGTCGAGATAACGGTGTTGACTTTTTAAAAAACAAAATTGAAGGTTTTGTTAGTACATTACCATTTGGGGATTTAAAGATTGTTTTATTAGACGAAGCAGATTATCTGTCACACAATGCACAGGCAATTCTTCGAGGACTAATGGAAACTTATCAAAGTCAGGCTAGATTTATTTTAACAGCTAATCTTACTCATAAAATAATTGCTCCGTTAAAAAGTCGATGCCAACAAATTATTATAGACAAAACAGATCAAACTGATTTTACTAGCAGAGCTGCCACTGTTCTTATAAATGAGAATATAGAATTTGATCTAGACACGCTAGACAGTTTTGTTAAAGCAACATATCCAGATTTGCGTAGCTGCTTAAAACTACTACAAACAAATAGTATATCTGGAAAGTTAGTATTATCACGATCAAGTAGCGGGTCTAATTCAACTGATCATAAATTAGAAGTAGTAAACCTATTTAAACAAGGAAAAATTAAAGAAGGAAGAACCTTGTTATGTACACATACTTCGCCAGAAGAAATGGAAGAAGTGTTCCGTTGGATGTACGATAATCTTGATCTTTGGGGAAATACTTCAGACAAACAAGATCAGGCAATTTTAATAATTCGTAAAGGTTTAGTTAATCATCCTATAATTGCAGACCCGGAAATAAATTTAAGTGCCACATTAGTTGAATTGTCTCAAATATGAAAAAACAAAAAATATATCTTTTAGCAAATTATAGTGCTAAACCAAAAAATCCTGCAAAGACACACATTCCTGGGTATATGAAAGACTCGGCTAATATTAGATACGACGAGCAGGTTCATATAAGCACAAGACTTCGACCAAAAGATTTAAGTAGTGCTAAGATAATTATAAATCTAAGTGATAAAATTGTGCAGTTAAATAATTTTAATAATAAAAAAGATTTTAATGAATTATTTAAATACTTTTTTCAAGGATATCACAAATATATCACAGACGTAATGGTGCAATTAGATGCAGAATATTTTAATAGTATTCTTGATGAATTACAAGCAGAAGTAGATGCAGGAAAAAATGAAGAAATACAAACATAGTGAATCAGGGGAAAGAGGATGGTTCATTGGAAATTTCCCGAAAGCAATTTTACAAACTGAAAATTTTGAATGCTGTTGGCAAAAAAACCCAGCTGGCTCTAAAGATATTCCTCACTATCATCTTAAAGTAACTGAAATTCAGTTAATAGTAAAAGGTAGAATGATAATCAACAACAATGAATTTACTGTAGGTGATATTTGTGTTTTAGAACCCGGTGAACCATACTATGCAGAATATTTAGAGGAAACTGAAGTTTTTGCAGTGAAAACTCCTAGCGCCCCTGACGATAAATATTATATATGAGTATTTTTAAAGCAATGCGAACTAAGAAAAAGAGGGCAGTAGATCCCAATGCTCCTCCTAGACCAAATCTAATGACACATGACGTTAAAATACGCGATCAACAAAATGTAATAAACAGTTTGCAATACGAAATCTATAATCTTAAAGATACTGTAAAGTCATTACAAAATAAACTTAATAATCAAACCGTATATTTACAAGCAGTGCATTCTAAATTAAAAAAATAAATGAATACACTTTTTTTAGATATGGACGGAGTAGTAGCAGACTTCGATGAATATGCTTTTCGTACTTTTGGATTCGCTCCTAGTATAGGAGTATATAACGACGAAAAATGGAACAAACTTGCAACTAATCCTAGAATATATCGGGATCTCATACCTACATCATATGCACATGAGTTGTACGGAGAATGTGTGAATTTTTGTCTAAAATATAATTATAACTGGGCATTCTTAACTGCTATACCAAAAAGAAACGATATTAAGTTTGCATTCCATGATAAAGTTGAATGGATTCAAAAATACTTTCCTGGCGTACCTGTTTTTTTTGGTCCATATAGTAAAGATAAACACCAACATTGCAAAATTAATGATATTTTAATTGATGATAGAAAAAGTAATATTGAAGAATGGTGTGTCGCTGGTGGATTTGGTATATTACATAAAAACTATAAAACTACAATAGAACAGTTACATCAATTTTTTCCACAGGTTTCGTTACAGGCATAAATTTTGCCATTATGTACAGTTTTATCCCAAGTTTTTTCTATCTCGTTAAACCATTCAATTGCCTCGGCTATACCAAATTCAAGTGCATTGTTTTTCTTAATTAAAGGCACTAGTTGAAATATTTTTGGATCTCCTGGTCTATATAACGGATACAAACCAAGCCAACAACATGGATAAACGTCTCCATTGGCAGATAGGTAAATTTCTTTATTTTTCTTTGCATAACAAGAAATCTCTTTTTCTTGTATCACTGCTTGTTTAATAGTAAGGTTAGGATATCTAATGTAATGCTTATATTGATCGTATAAATTATTAAAATCATAATCACCATTGTAATCTCCAATTACATGGCTGAATTTTTTATTTCTAGCAAAAACAATAGTAGTATCTCTACCTACATTAATTAATTCAAATCTTGCAAATCCTAATTCTTTGGATAATTTTTCAGCGGAAAATATTTGATGACTATTGTGTTTAAATTTTATCATTGCCCAAACAGCAGTGCCGCCTGCCCCAATAAATTTTGCAGCATTTGATAAAATTAAATTATAATCTGTATATTGCCTATATAGATGATGCGTATCTTCTAACCCATCTAATCTAAAGTATACTTCAACACCCAATTTACCTAATTTTTCCCAAATATTTGGTCGTCCACTAGCATTCGTGCTGATAATAATTTTTATATTAGGATTGACCGACAAAAAATATTCTACTATTTCTACTCCATCTCGAGCAGTGATAAAATCTCCAAAATTGCCGTTAATCAAAATCTGTTCAAGTTGTTGTAAAAATTGTTTAAGAAAAATTTTTTTGACCTGATCCAAAGTCATGTCGCATAAAGGAAAATTATCTATTACATCAACACCACGAAAATTTCTTGGGCACTCAGGACACGCCGCGTTACACCTAGTTGAAATTTCTAAATGAACGCGGCGTATGTTCTCATATTTTAACATCCAGTATTTAAACTATATTAATCCTCTCCGTATAATTTAAGAACTTCACTTACAGCCGGATGTCTACGAACATCTCGAACTGTAAATTCTACGCCAGCAATGTATTGGCTATCAAAATTCTTCATTAAACTTTGAAAGTCCAATAATCCGTTGTCCTTGGCCTTACGGTCGGCCTGCTGCGTATCACCTGTAATAACCATCTTGGAGTTTTCACCTAAACGAGTTAACAGCATTTTCATCTGACTTGGTGTCGCGTTTTGCATTTCATCTGCAATAATCCACGATTGTTTAAATGTCCGTCCTCGCATGTATGCTAGTGGAGCAATCTCAATATATTTTTCTTCTAGCAGACGCAATACCTCCTGTGGTCTATAATATTCTTCAATAATATCAAAAATAGGGCGTGTCCATGGCTCCATCTTTTGATTCAGTGTGCCCGGCAAAAATCCATGTTGCTCGTCATCAACGCCTACTGCTGGCCTGGTTATTATAATTCTTGAGCATTCTCCGGCTCTAAATGCTTGTAATGCAGCCAACACAGCTAGCATAGTTTTACCTGTGCCTGCCGGGCCTGTGGTGTAAACTATTAAACGTTGTGGATTTTGTAATAGATCTATATAAGTTTCTTGATTGAGGCTCTTAGGAATTAATTGTATTGTACGGCGTTGTTTTTGGTATGAATCAATTTGTACTACTTGTAATTGTGCTGCATCGCTTCTACGGCGTTTACTCAAGACTGCCTCCTTTATTGTTAGTGGATCCGTCATTGCCTTTGCCCCAAAGTGGGCTTGGCATCTTTTTTATCAAGTCCACGCAACTATTTAAGTGGGTATTTTTTTGTCTTAAAGTGTGTGTTTATAGCAAAAAATAATGACTAAGTACTAGACTGTCCTAAGCCATTCACAATATATTCTGTTATTCAAATCATCTTTAATATCAACCACTTGAAAGTTAAATTCTTCGGCGTAGGTTATAAGCAAAGGTACTGACCAAGGAAAAAATTCTATAGATTTACATTCTTTATTTCCGTGATCTTGTAGTCCGGGGTTAACACGCCAATATATTCTTGCAGTGGGTTTTAATAATTTTACTACACACTGAATTTGATTTTTAATTGTTTTTTCATTACCAAAATTGATACTACCTAAGCAAAATGCTACATCAAATCGTTGTTTTGTACTAAAATTTTCTATGGTAGTTTGATGGTCAGCTTGACCAAACGCAGGATCAATTCCAACTAAATTTGCTATTAATGTTTTAAATGAATTGATACCGCAACCAACATCCAAAACCCATTCGTTGGATTTTATTTTTTTGGATAAACTTAAACCAGAATAGTTATATATGTTTAAATGTCCACGCCAGTAAGTGCTGAAATAATTGTTTAGCCCATCTTGATTCATATAATTACTTATTATGCTACCTGATAGAATATTTTTTACTGGAGTTCCGGGCAGTAGATGGTCCGGTATATCTCAAATTTTGGAGTCCATACCGGGTTTTAATACCAGTGATAGAACACCAGAAAGAACTTATACACATCATGCCTACACAGGACATGTAGGAGCATACTTTGGTTGGCAAATGGAGTTTGATCCAATTATTGACCCGGTAGAAAAAAACCATATTGATCAAGCTTGGGAAAAACCCGGCGGCTGTCGTTTAGTTAAAAGTCATCAATGGCCAAACAAATTTGACGAAATACAAAAGTTTTATCCCAATGATTGGATTATGCTAGTTTATAGACCAGACATGGCCAGTTTTGCTTGGTGGCACGAAGCCGGCGGTTTTCAAATTAAATACCCTTGTTATGATTGGTACCGTGACGAAGCCGATATGTTACATGAAATATCAAGAACTAATAAATTAATTTTGCAGTTTGCATGTGAAAAAAAACTTGCTTGGCATTATTTTACCACAGACTGGATACAAAATAATTTTAATATTAGAATTGAAGTTCCAAAAATTTATCCAGATATACTTGTAACCTTGTATAAAAATGCAAAATAAAATAGCCATATATTATCATGTGGGTGCATATGGAACTTTTATAGAATGGTGTTTAAATTATTTTAGTGACAATTTATCTAGTAGTGAATTGCCATTTAACAAATTAGGCAATGCGCACAAGTTTAAAGGAGATACAGTAATAGCATCAGGAAAAATGTTCAAAGATGCATTAATTGGAAATAAAAAAATTATTAGATTACATCCAGGCACAATAAGTAAAAAAACTTTACAGTTATTACAAACTCCTAACCAACCTATCAATTGCTATAGAACAGAGCTTGCTTTACTAGAAAAACATTATAATAAAATTATAGTTTTGTATTTTGATCATAGCAATATTCTTTGGTGTGCTAATAATATAGTTAAATGCTTTATGGATGAACAAGAAGTAGATTTTGAATCATTACGTCAAAGAGACATCAAGAATTTTAAAGGAATATTTTCAAAAACTTTAGTTGATTTTATTAAATTTAGTTCAAGTAAACCTACAAAAAATTTAGTGACAAAATGGAACACAAGTTCAATAAAAAAAATGAAGTTATGGGAATTACGCGAATTTTTATCTTTTTATCTATACAATCAATGGCTCGATATACATACGGGATTCAATATATTAAATAAAGAATTTCTAAATATACAATTTGTAGAAATAGGTCAACTAAGAGATAACTTTAAAGAAACTTTGTTAAAACTTTTTCAAAATTTGGACTTAAAATTCAGCGAACGGGATATTGATTTTGTTTATCAAAATTGGATTCAAGTTCAATACTTTAAAAATAAAGACAAAGAAATAAAAGATATTGTTGATGCAATTATTAATAATATTGATTTGTTTTGGAATGAATTGTCTATTATAGACGAAGCAGAAATACAACGTCAACTGCGAAATAATAATATAGAATTAAAATGTTTTAATTTGAATGTATTTCCAACTTCGGCCAAAGAGTTTCAGTCATTACTTATTAAATAACTAAGATAATGAAACATCACGTTTGGTATATAAAATATTGTAGCGCAATTACAATATTAATTGCTATGGTATTTCATGTATTAGGTATAACGCCCTGGAACAGTTTTTTACAAATGCTTGGTGCAGCAGGTTGGGTATATGTAGGTTATCGTTGGAATGAGCGAGCACTTATGTTAAATTTTATTCCACAATTTTTTATAATAGTTCCAGGTTTAATTTATATGTATTTTTATAGGTGATATTATGATATTTAACGTCAAAGATGTTTTTGAAACTGATGATCGCTGGCCTCTGCGATTAACGAAATTAGAAGCAGGCAACAACCGTGCGTTTGATTGTTCAAAAGGTACTTATTATATAATGTTACAAAATGCCAGTTACTACAGTGACAGTGTTAAATTAGAGTGTGTGAATGCTGCATTAGCAGTTAATAATCATTTTACTGTCAAGTGCGGGTCAGGCACAGCAATAATAATTGAATACTTAGGTATTAGACTTTTAGAAAGTCGTTACTTTGTGCAAGACAAGTTAGGCATGGGAAATTTAAGTTATATAGATGGAGGTACAAATACTACCGCTGTCAATCCTGGGCGTTTAGGTGACCCTGTTATTAATTATGTTCATTTTCCAGATGGTATGCGTCAAACTCTACATACTCATCCTAGTCATCGTGTAGGAATTATATTACAAGGTCACGGCACTATAGAACTTGATGACAGTGATTTTTCACTCAAACAAGGCGATGTATTTTTTATGCAACGTAACGTGTTGCATAATTTTACTTGTCCTCATAATCAAGACGTGATCTTGTTTGTATTTGCTCCAGATTCTGGCACAGGACCCACTGATGAAGTTAATCCTTTAAAGATTAGGACTTATATTGGTCAACAAAGATATGCTCGTTAAGAAAAAATTATTAATTATTACAGGCCCACAAGGATCTGGTAATCATTTATTCAGTAGATTACTAAGTTTACACCCCGAGGTATTAGGTTGGGAAGAATTAACACAAAAATATTGGGTGCCCAGTGATCAAGAACCCTATGCAGATTACTGGGTCAATCCAGCAAAATTACAGTTTAATAAATTTACTGGATATAGTTATCATCTGGCTAATGTAAGTTGTCCATTTATGTATGATGGTGTACGTTATGTTCCTAAAATTACAGAAGTTGCACAAGTGGCCAGCAGTTACGGAGTTGAAGTACAAATTGCCATAATTGTTAGAGATAAAAATATCAATGCAGAGCAGCAGCGGCGTGTCAGAGGTGAAGTAACTACTCCTCTTGCGCAAGAGTATTATTACAATACTCTTCTCCATTCAGACTTTCCTGTACATTTTTTGGATCACGAAGCGTTTTTTCTGCATAAAGAGCACTACTTAAAATGGGTAGGAAACATCCTCAATTTTCCTG